GGAGAGGTCGAAGTCCCGAACTTGATGGTTGAGTACAAGGCCAACGGGAAGATGCGGAGTGACCGCTTGGATCAGGTGGTCAAGCTGGCCCAGTGGGGCGTGTACAACCAAGATCGGGAGCAGAAGGTCCAGCAGGTTGAGCAGGCTGCTCAACAGGTCCATCAAGAGCGCGAACAACTCGCGGCCTTGCTGTCGGAACGAGAAGAGCAGATTGAAAAGCTGTTGATGGACGACGATTTCTTATTGGCTGTACGCGATGCGTATGGCGAACAGAACTCGCCGGAAAACAGGGCCGCTCGCGCAGAACAACAGGTGCAGGACATTCGTGTGCAGCACCAGATGTCGGCGATTGCGGAGAAAGGCCAAGTATTCTACGAGAACGAAATAGCGCCAGCCCTTGATATGATTGCCAAGGCACTGCCGTCTGTTCCCGTCGAAGAGTTGGCCGAGAAGTTTCAGATGGCGATGTATGCGCACGTTGAACGCGCTCCCAACGGAGAGGCGTATGTTCCAGCGTCACGCTACGATGCGATCCGACAGTACATCCTCGACGATTTGGCCGTATGGGCACAAGCGCAGCATGGTCGCCGCTCACCGTCAACCACCTCTGCCCCGCAACGGGAAACACAGAAGGCGTTGGCAGAACGGGACAAGGCTCGCATTGAGTCACAGAAGGCCAAACGTGCCGTAGGACAAAAGACCCTTCCCGTTGGCAATGCAGGCAAGCCGTCCGGCAAGCCGAAAGCTCCAGCGGGCAACACGATAGACGATGCCGTGGCCAGTGCGCTGAGTACGGCGTTGTCGTCATTCCGTTAATACTTTCTAAGAGGTGACCCGTGGCTAACCCCACTCTGATTACGGATGCCGAACTAACCGGCCTCCTGAAGAACGTGTACTCGCAGTTTCGTGAGAAGGTGCAGAACCTTGTCACCCCTCTCCTCGCGCAGTTGGAGAAGGGCCGCTCTGGTGGCCCCCGCAATATGCGTTGGGGCGGTAACAACGTGTTCTTCGACGTGGTGACTGGCCGCCCGGCTGGCGCGACGTTCTCGGCCTCTGGCTACTTCCCGCCCGACACGACGGCGACTGAAGTGCAGGCCAATGTCGGTATCGTCCGTGCGTACACCACCCGTCAGGTTGACGGTCTGGCGTTTGTCGGAACGCAGTCCAAGGATGCGGCCTTCACGACCATCGCCAGCAAGACGATGGAAGAAATCAAGGACGCTTCGATGCTTCTCATGCAGCAGGCGCTGCATAACAAGGCCGATGGTGTGGTGGCGTTGATCGGAACCGTGACTAGCACGACCGTTATCATCGTTTCCTCGCCCTACGGCATTGCCAGCTCGGGTCAGGGTTCGTTGCTGTTGTCGGTGGGCGACTACATTGCCGTCCTCGACACGTCCTCGTCTGACGCGGTGCTGGGTCGTGCGGCCATCACGGCCATCACGAACAGCGGCGACAACGCCACGCTGACCATCGGCACGGCCATTTCGAGCATGGCGGCGACGGACAAGATCGTGAAGGCGACCGCGAGCGATACGTCGTTCAACGGCGCGATGAACGGTTTGATCAGCATCACGAACCGCGCCAATGCGTATCCGTCGCTGCACAACATTAGCAATGCGACGTACAGCATTTGGGATGCCACCCGCATGGTCGCGGGCACGGACACGCCTGATGCTACGCAGCCGACCGAATCGGACATCTGGGACTTGATCCAGAAGATCGCTGGTCGTTCTGGCAAGGATGCCAACGTGAAGCCCAAGGACTTCCTCCTCATGACCACCCCCGGTCTGGCGAAGAAGCTCATGGAGTCGATGGTCGCTCAGCGTCGCTTCACTGCTGGCGAGTTCGGCACCACGATCAAGGGTGGCTACAAGGCCATTGAAATCTGTGGTATCCCGTGCGTGACGGACTACTACGTCCCGGCTGGCACGATCTACCTCCTGCACATCCCGTCCCTGTCGTGGGTGGATGCCAAGGATTGGGGCTTCGTGGAGTTTGAGGGCGCGGGTCCGTGGCGTTGGCTCTCTGGGCGCGATGCGTTTGAGACGACGTATGGCTGGTACGGTAACCTTGCTTGCTTGGCGCGTAATGCGCACGGCTCGATCACGGGGTACACGGACACGGCTCGTTACAGCCACATCTAAAGTCGCGGTGGGGGGTGGTAGCACTTCGGCTGCTGCCCCCCATTGGGATCAACTTGGAGACTTCTAGATGGCCTACAACTTTTTTGCTCCAAAGCCGGGTCGCCTTGGGACGCTGCCTGTTCCGCTGACCAGTGGCCGTTTGAACACGGGCACACTGGCGGCTGGCACGGACAACCACAACATTGGCGGGTTCCCTGCCAAGGTGTATGTCAATCGGGCGACCTCCTGTGCGGGGACGTTCCCGACCGCCGCCACGTCGTGTGTCGTCACGCTGTTCAAGATGACGGGCGCAACGGCGGTGGCCTTGACGGCTGGCTTGGACATCAACACGCAGACGGCAGACACGCCGTTGCAGTTTGTGTTCCTGACCTCGACCACGGACGCCCAGCGGACGTTGACCACGGCGGACAGCCTTCGCGTGGCGATGGTGACCGTGGGTTCTGTGACCGTGCAGCCCGACGATGTGACGGTGGTCGTCGAACTGCTGGTGCAAGAGTAGCATGAACAAGCCCGTGATTCTGGTGAATCCTGCGGGCATCCCCGAGCCGTCGCCTGAGATTCAGCGGCGGCTTCGGGAGGTGCATAGCGGACTGAAGTTGCGGCTGATGGACACAGGAGTGCCTACATGGTCTGTGTGCATGGAGTGGCAACCCGATGACCGCCGATGGGAGTGGGTGCAGCGCGAGAGCTACGACGCACGAATGGCCTATGACATCATTGGCTATCTGCCGCTGGGATGTAGCCCCGACGAAGCCCCGTCATATTTAAGCAAGATGGTCCGTACCTTCCCGCGAGAAGACATCCAGCGGTTGACCGACTCCGTGGAGAACTACAACACGGGGATGATGTCTGCGGCGATGGACAGCGCCATTGGGGAAGTGCTGGATAGTGCCGATCCGTCTACCATGCGGCGTGGCCGTGGACGCCCTCGTAAAGTGAGCTAAGGAGAAGTATGGCAACCGTCACCCTTGGGCAGTTGGTCACCGATACCCGCGAGTACATGGATGCGGTTGGCTCGACACGGTGGTCAGACGACACAATCAAACTCGTCCTGAACAACGTCTTTGACAGCGAGTGGTCCAACATCCTGAACGCTGCGCCATACTATCGGTTTGCGATTCGTCAGGTCAGCACGGATGTCAACGGCCAGTTTGCGTTTACCACGCTGGATAGCGGGTCTGGCGATACGCAGCAGAACTTCTACCGTATGCTGTCCGTCAGCGACGGCAACGTGCTGTACGGGCAGACACGGTATCAAGATGTGCCGCTAGCGACGACGAGCAACTACCTGCCGACCTACCCCCGCCTGTATTACATCGCGGGGCAGGCGGTACAGGCGTTGCCCGTGTCGTCGGCGCTGGGGCTGTATGTCGGCGTGAACTACAAGCCCACGGCTATTGCTGATCTGGTAGGTGACGCCAGTATCATTGACTATCCTGCCAACGCGCATCTGGTGTTGGTGTGGCAGGCGGCTGCTCTCCTCCTCCTCAAGGGTGGCACGGAAGCGGCGGCAGCAGCCAACCTGAAGGCGATGGCCGACGATGACCGCAAGTCGCTCCTCGACGACATTCGCCGCATGACGATCAACCCGACGATGATGGCCTATCCAGACGTGAAGTATGACTGGAGTGGCGGCTGATGGCGCAGGGGCGCGAGAAGGTTGTTGACGAGCAGCCACGGTTTGATGGCGGACTGAACAGCGTGTCGGACGATGCGGCGGTCCAGCCTAATCAGGTCCGCACGTCAACAAACGGACGACTCACGGACTATGGGGCCATCAGCAAGCGGGGTGGCACCCGCCGCACGTCCGCTGTGTTAGCCGCCCAACCGATTACGGGCGGCTTTACATGGACAAAAGATGATGGCAGTCGTCCCGTGTTGGCCGTGTGCAACGGCAAGCTGTTTACCTCGACGTTCAACACGACCACATGGACGTGGACGGAACAGACGGGGGCGCTGGCGTCCAACACCACGTCGTACTTTGTCACGTTCCGCGACGGGACGGGCAACGATGTCGTCTACATCGCGGACGGTGGCCTCCTGAACAAGTGGAACGGCACCGCCCTTTCGACCAACATCGCTAGTACGCCAAGCTGCTCGTCTCTTGCGGTCTATAACGAACGGTTGTGGAGTACTGGCGACTCCGCCTATCCCGACAGCATCTTCTACTCTGACCTCAACAACGGCGATACGCTGGGCATTGGGGCGTCAGGGGGCGGGCAAATCGTTGTCCGCACGTTTGGACAAGAGCAGGTGGTCGGCCTTGCGTCCATCAATACGTCGTTGCTGATCTTCCACCAGCGTGGTGTCTCGCGGGTAACGGGCTACGGGCAGGACGATCTAACGGTTGCTCCGCAGGCGGTCAGCGCGGACGTGGGCACGATTGCCAAGAATAGCATCGTGGCCAACGACAACATTGCATACTTTATCTCAGAGCGGGGATTGTACCGCTGCAACGAGGCAGAAGTCTCGCCAGTCGCCACCTCGCAACAGCCTGACCCGATCCTGCCTATTATTCGGCAACTCACGTCGTCAGAGTTTGACAAGATAAATTGTCTGGTGAATCGGGCCACCAAGGAGTTGTGGATCACCATCCCCAGCTTTGGGTGCTATCAGTACAACACGTTGCTGCAAACATGGTCTGGCCCGTGGGATACGGGCTATGTGTCACCAGACACGTCGTACCTGTTTGAAGGGATCAACGGCTCCGGTCTTCCGATTGCCTTGCGGGGCGATGCGTCTGGATTTGTGAGCGTGTGCGATGCGCCGGGTCTCTTTCTGGACAACGTGGCCAGTAATGGGACAGGCGGCACCCGCTATGCCATGTCCATCCAGATGCACCGACTGTACTGTGGGGACGACGCGCTAGCCAAGGCCCTGCGGTGGGGATACATCACGGCCCAGTTGAATGGATCAGACCAGACCCGTATCCAGTGGAACACGGGCGAGTCTTTTGGATCATACAGCCTTCCCGCGACGTATAGCTCAACGTGGGGTGACCCCAGTACCACATGGGGAACAGGGACGTGGGGTGGTGCAGGCAGTGTGAGTTACCGTATTCCGATGGGTGGGACTGGGTACTATATCGACGTAACCATCATTGACTCTGGCGAGTCCCAGCCAGTGTTTAGCCGATTCCAGTTAGAAGCGTTCGCGCTAGGACGGAGATAGCTTATGGCAGAAACAGTCGCACAGCATAGTGTCGCCACGTTTACCACGCCAGTTAACGGCACGTCACCAATCGACGCCACCACCGTCCGTGGAAACGACAATACCCTGCGGGTTGGGTATAACGATCACGACGCCGACCCCGGCGTTCATCTCCAGTCCTCCCTCCTTGCCTCTCGCCCTGCGGCGGGAGACTCTGGGCGCAAGTGGCTGACCACCGATGTCGCCGCCCTCAAGGTGTACTTTGACACGGGATCAGCGTGGTCGGAGATCAGCTACCTCCCGCTCTCGGGCGGCACGGTGGCGGGCAACGTCAGCATCACGGGCACACTGGGCGTCACTGGGGTCTTGACGGCAACGGGTGGCGTGGTGGGCAACGTGACGGGCAACGCCAGCACGGCCACCGCGTTGCAGACCGCCCGAGCGATCAACGGCGTCAATTTTGATGGCACCGCTGCTATCACCGTCACGGCTGCGGCAGGGACGCTGACGGGTGCGACCCTTGCTAGTAATGTGTTGGCCTCCAGCTTGACCAGCGTAGGCACCCTTGCTGCGCTGACGGTAACGGCCCCCATCACGGGCAGTGTGACGGGTAGTTCGGGCAGCACAACAGGCAACGCGGCTACTGCCACGGCGTTGCAAACGGCACGAACGATCAATGGCACCAGCTTTGACGGAACGGCCAACGTCACCGTGACGGCAGCAGCGGGCACACTGACTGGGGCAACGCTCGCGTCAAACGTGCTGGCGTCCAGTCTAACCAGCGTTGGGACATTGGCGGCATTGACCGTCACGGCCCCGATTACGGGCAGTGTGACCGGATCAAGCGGAAGCGCCACGGGCAACGCCGCAACGGCCACAGCACTGGCAACGGCGCGGACGATCAACGGGACCAGCTTTAATGGAACCGCTAACATCACGGTCACCGCTGCCGCTGGCACCCTGACAGGCTCGACGCTGGCCTCTGGGGTGACGGCCTCTAGCTTGACCAGTGTGGGCACCCTGTCGTCGGTGGCGGTGAGTGGGACGACGGCGTTAAACAGTGTGACGTACACATGGCCTGCGGCGGACGGCACGAACGGCTACGTTTTGTCTACCAACGGGACTGGCACTCTGTCGTGGGCGGCGGGTGGTGGTGGTGGTGGTGGGACAACCACGAACAGCCTGACCGCAGGCACTTACCTGACGGGTAGCCCGTTCAACGGAAGCGCAGCCATTACGTTTGCCGTTGATGCCACCGATGCCAACACGGCCAGCAAGGTCGTCGCACGGGATGCGTCAGGCAACTTTAGTGCTGGCACCATAACGGCAACCTTGAGTGGCGCAGCCCCCGCTGGCTCCCTAAGCGGGAGTACGCTGGCGTCTGGTGTCACAGCATCTAGTCTCACCAGCGTTGGGACGCTCGCCACGCTGACCGTGACAGCGGATATTGTAGGGAGCGTGACGGGCAGCAGTGGCTCGACTACGGGCAATGCGGCGACGGCAACGGCGTTGGCAACTTCGCGCAACATCAACGGCACGGCGTTTAACGGTACCGCAAACATT